GCGACTGGAACGACTGGGTATCAAGAACCTTCATGTCAACAAGTATGATAAGAAGCGATACAATAAACTGATGCGAGAACAGAACAAATATAGAAAAACTGTAAAGCTCACCATGGCGGACCTTGCACAAATGACCGAGGAATCAAATAAAGAGTTTGGTGATAACGATGTTTAAACCCGGAGAACTCATCAGTAGATACAGTAAGAAAAGCTCAGTTAAAGGTCACTGTGTAGTGGTAGACAAAGACGAGGATAACTATACATTATATAATAACTCGTTAAAGTGTCTACAGAGAGTAGCTTGTACAGTAGTAGATAGACTGTATATAAAAGTAATGGATAATAATGAAGAAGAGATTGTGTATGAAATGACTTAGCGATTGTGTAGTTTTATACACACTTTTATTTGGCTGCCACTTGCCGTATACATTTTGATAGGTGTATATTATTTGATACGGTTATGTTTTATATTGTTCTGTTTTGATTGTGTGTTAGTGTGAGAGGGGCTTAATATATATACGATCTCTCTATCTGTCAACTGTCAAGTCATATTCTGTCCGCCTTTGGACGATTCTGCTTGACCATATTGGAGGATGTACCTTGATTATCAACGACTACATTGCCGACTATGCCGGTGCGATTGTGATTGGTGTGCTGTTCATTGTGCTTGTCACATTTGCTTGAGACATTATGCGACACAGTTTTAGTATCACCAAGGCCAACCCTAATCAAAAGGCTGCATGCAAAGCCTGTCACATTTGTGACAAAGTTTGCGACAAAACTTCCCGGCCATCGGGGAAACCTCGCGAGAGTACAAAAACAAATAGGTAATAGTTATAGTATGAGTAAGAGAAAGACCAGACGACAGAGACTAGCAGACTGCAGTTTGTTCCTGCCTTTTGTGCCAGTGTTTGCTTACATCTATGCTGGGCTACTGCTTGACTATGTGAAGTGGCATGTGAGAGAAGTTCGCGAGAGTAATAATAAATAATACATTAACCTTTTACTATAGTGAGAGACAATATTATGCGACAGCATATGCCAGTTTGAAAGCCAACAATCAGCTAGCACTACCCCCCTACCCCCTACCTACCCGAATGTATGTCTCTACATATGCGACAGTGCTGACAGGCCGCCTAAGTACCTTTTCGATATCGCCAATAAATTTTGAGATATTTGGTTGCCCCGAAAAATGCCCCTAAAAATTTTCCCATATAAGACAGTCATGGGATAGTTACTAACGAGGGCAACTTAGTGGGGTATAAGGAAAGGCTATACAAGTACTTCGAGATACCACCAGATCATGGATTCAAGGTGGGTGACCTAGTGACATGTGATTGTCACGGTGGCATAGCGATGATCGTAGAGTTGCATGATAAAAGTGAAGATCACCCCGCTATGGACATGGCTAAGATATATTGGATAAAATACCCCCATGCAGGGATTAAAGAAAGAATATGGGTGCATACCATTAGCAGGCTTAGAAAATACGATTGGCGGTGATTAGAAAGGGATTAAAGGCATGATTAAGCGGTTTCCAGAGAAAAAAGATTTGCAATTGGGTGATTTAGTATATTACAACGACATATATGTGATACCACCAGATGCAATCAATTGGAAATTTAGAGAAACACACATCGAAGACAAATTGGCCATTGTAATAGAAGTAAAAGAAGGCGAGTGGGATTTGCAGCCATATGGCAATAACGAGATGTACCGGATTATGCATGTGAAAAGCGGCTACATACGAACTTGCACATCGATTAATTTAACAAAAGCTTACATTAATGATGATATTGAAATTGAATAGAACTATTTATAGTGATGAAAAATGAGTTAACAATCACCAAAAGTAGATTAAAAGAAATCATAGCAGAAGAGTTGGCTAAATCCGATAAAGACGAAATTAAGCGGATGATTTCTAAAGAATTGAAGTCTATGGTAAAGGATGAAGTGGAAAAGTTGGTTAAATCCAAGTCAGTGAAAGATGACATTGGTGATATAACCAAAACCGTGCTTAAAAAGTTGTACAAAGACTTGTCAATTCAACACCCATATATTATTGATAGAATTAAGATTTAACAAACTATATATTGGCGATTTATTTGTGAACTACCATGTTTAAACTGATTATTTATACATACATAGCTGCTATAGCACCTTCATATGCTGATGTGAATATATGGAAGCCGGTGCAATTTGGAGCGACATGCGAGATAGCAAATCTCCAATCACCTTTCATTAGAAAGTTAGACAATCCCACAGTCGATGCTGATAAATATACCCCAATACATGCATGCAATATTGATTTAACCAAAAATCTTGCAATAGACAAAATTTTGCAGCAGTGCATTAGGCCGCAAAAACCCGTCAAGCTTTAAGTTAATTTGCCCCTAGTTACTGCATGGGGCAATCTAACTCCGACTATAATTTAGTCGCAGGCATGACATTGTATGATGTCGATACTAAAAGTATTGGCATACTTGTTCGTCGATTTTCGACTAGAGAAGCCTCTCTGTCCGATTATGACGGTTCTTTTACAATTCCATACGAGTTAGTATGGGAACTTGAACATTATGTCACATGGGCTTGGGATTCTATATGGTCAAAAGATGGACGGGTTGTTTATTCTGAAGGCGGCTTAATAAACCTGATTAAAGCTGGAATAATCGTGATAGTCGATGATGGTGATGATGACCATGATTGATATACAAGAAGAAGTCAACAACCTTCAACTAAATCCCGGCGATTTACTGGTTGATAGAATAACTGGCTCCGTAGGAGTGTTAATAGAACGAATCCAAAACTCAAGCCGAACTCCGTTGATTGATTATAGTTATCAATATGATGTTTATTTTTGGAAGGTATTCTGGATGAGCAATATGCGAGACTCTTACTTTAGCTATAGTGGACCATCTAATGTTGAGGAATACGGCTTAAAAATGTCGGTTGTGATGGGTATATATGATTATCACTCGATTGACACAATAATAAAAGAAGAAAAAATCTAGAAAAAAATATCCGTCATAAAAAGAAAAAAAATTCGGTTTTGGTTGTGGTACCGGTAGTTACAATAGTGGATAAATTAAACAAACTGGTCAAAATACTTTTCCCTTTCGTCGTGGCGGCCTTTTTGGCTAACATTTGGCTTTTTATATATGCAAGCATTAATGACTGGTTTGATTTGGAAATACTGTCGCTTTGCAACATGCTTTTATTAAGTTTTGCACTTCTTCGTCGAGAAGATGAATAACGACATAATTACTATTGGTGAGTTTATAAATGGAGGATTTAATGTGGGATTAATAATTTTTATTCTTGGTATGCTTTCGTGCTACACCGATTATCGTATTGGTGATCAGTCTGAAGACCGAACAATCAGGGAGCAAATAGAAGTCGAAGTGCTAGTAGAGGTGCCCGTTGAAGTAGAGGTACCAACATATGTAGAAGTTGAAGTGCCTGTCAATGAAGGCATAATTTGGGTTGATTCGTTTACACAACATATGTCGGTTGACGGTATTGATATTATTTGGGTGATCGACCGGTCTGGTTCAATGGCGACACACAATGATAGATTAATCGCTGGTGTGGAAGCAATGATTGCTGCCCTACCAACGGCCGACTGGAGATTAGTCATGATTAGTGCCGATCCTCGTAAAGCCGTCATGAGCACTGAGTTTCCTCTGGTGCCCGGTGATGATGGTGATGATGCTAGAGACATGTTAGATACACTTATAAGTGCACCGTTTGAAGAGGGCTTTAATTCTGTTTATGATTATATTGTGAATAACCCTTATTCAAATACATGGATGCGGCCTGATGCGGGCTTACTAGTAGTGTTTGTTTCTGATGAAGATGAGCAGAGTTACATTGAATATCCAGCGGTTTCAGATTTTATGGATTGGTACAGTTCTAGAAGAATGGGCTCGGTATTTATGGCAAGTATTATTAATATTGAAGCAGAAGACTCACTTTGTGGTGGCTGGGTTCCAGCACATTATGTTGGCAAAAGATACCGAGAGGCGACAAATATGTTAGGTGGTGTTGTGCTTGACATATGCAGCGAAGACTGGACCCCCGGTGTTACCGATGCAACTCACTCCATAGAACCTTATGAGCAAATAACACTTACTCACCAAGCTGAAAAAGATTCAATAAGGGTCTTTATTGATGGTTTATTAAATCATGACTGGTATTATAATGAACTGGATAATACAGTTTATTTCACTATTATTCCCGGTGCGGGGTCATTAGTTGAAATAGGATATAGATATATTGAGTTGGACACCGGTGGAACAGACTCTGGCTCTTAAAATTATTAAAGGAACAAACCAATGAAAAATTTAATTAAATGTTTGGTTGTTATGCTTGGTATTGGGTTTTCAAGTGTAAATGTTAATGCACAAACAACTGATAGCGAACAAGCCCAACAATTACAAGACTACAAACCACAAAAACCTATTGAAAAGGTTAGTAAAGGATTGTCTTTAAACGAGAAAAGAGTTAGAGGTGCAGCCGTTAAAGTTGTAACATCTTCAGGACATGGAAGTGGAACAGTGGTGCAATACAAAGATTTAACATTAGTTTTAACTGCTAAACATGTTACCGATGGTAACCTTGGGCAAACATATTTAATTTCTAAAGATGTTGAACAAAGATCCGCAACTTTAATATATAAAAGCAGAGATCATGACATAGCAGTGTTAATAGTGCCAAACGGCTTTCATACGATCAAGGCAATGTCTTGGAATCCAACAGATGACTACAGTATAGGAACAGATATTGTTTATTCTGGCCATCCATCATGGCATAAGTTAATGTCCTTTGGTGGTAGAATATCGGGATACGAAGAGCTTCAAGGTGCAGGAACACAGTTAATAGTTAATACATATGGATGGTTTGGATGCTCAGGTTCTGGTGTGTATAATAAAAAGGGTGAACTAATTGGTATCTTGTTTGGAATTGATGTGCAGTATACATATGGAACTCAAATCCAAGAAAATATGATATGGGTTGCACCAATTAAAAATATAAATATAAAAGATGCACTAGGTGCCTTTTGTCGTGGTACAATTAAAAATTATAAAGCATGTCGTTAACTGATAAATGGAATAGTTTTTTATTTGAAGGTGAGTTAAAAACCGTTGGAATCATTGCCTGTTTAGATGATCAGCAACGGTTTTTAATTTTAAGAAGATCAAATATTGATAGCCGCGGGGGCCAATGGACAATACCCGGTGGACACATTGATGAAGATGACCGTTCAATAGAGTCTGGTGCAGTCCGTGAACTTGATGAAGAGACTAATTTGCTATGCGATACTTCTGATTTAATTTATCTTGGCGAGCCAAAGCCAAAAAAGTACTATTTTTTAACTCGAAAATGGACAGGCACAGTTAAAGTCAGCAAGCCAAATCCAGTTACTGGAGAAATCGAACATGACGATTGGAAATGGGCTACTATCGATGAAATAAAAGAGATTGACAATACTGAATTTCCGATCTATTTATTGGAGAAAGCTTTAAAAATAGCAGGATTTGGCAAAGATGAATGATTTATACGGCGAAATTATTGAAAACTTCGTAAGTGAGGAAGGAATTATTGATGAAGAAGGTCTCCGCCAGTGGTTTAAGAAAGGAGGCTGGCGGCAAGCGGGTGGTAAATACGATGGTAAGCCTTGTGCACGACAACCCGGTCAAAAAACAACACCTAAATGTGTATCTCGAAAAAAATACAGCAGCATGTCTAAAAAAGAAAGAGAGTCAGCCGGCCGTAGAAAAAGAAGGAAAGATCCGGGCCAAACTAAGAAAAGAGGGGCAGCAAAACCTACTTATGTAAAGACTGATCCACAAAAGGGTGGTCGTAAGAAAAAGAAAAAATCTAAGAAGAACGAGGAACTATACATGAACTTTGAGCAATTAATTCAAGAAGAACTTGAAGCAGTATTAGATGAGAAACGAAAAAAGAAGAAGAAAAAGGCTAAAAGAGATGCCTGTTATCACAAAGTTAAATCTCGCTACAAAGTATGGCCAAGTGCATATGCTTCTGGTGCTTTAGTTAAATGTCGTAAGGTTGGTGCTAAAAACTGGGGTAATTCAAAAAAAGAATCATTAGAGATAGAAGTGCAAAATGAAATTGAGCTAGTTTTACAAGAGAGCACTTTAAACGAAAAAAAGAAAAAGAAGAAATCTGCTAAAGATCGCATGAAATGTAACTCTTCAAGACGAATTCGTAAGGGCGAGGCCGGTTATGGTAAGAAAAAATTCGTAGTTAAAGCATGTGAAGGCGGCACTGAGAAAATTATTCGCTATGGTGATGCGAATATGGAGATTAAAAAAGACTCTCCAGCCCGTAGAAAATCATTTAGAGCCCGTCATAACTGCAAGAACCCCGGATCTAAATTAAAAGCACGTTATTGGTCTTGCAAGAAGTGGTAATATGCTTACAGATGAGCAAATTTTAGCAAAAACTGCTGCTATTTTAGATAATTTAGACGAAAAGTTCTCTAAATCTGAAAGAGCTAAGCGAAAAAAGAAGTGTGATAACCCAAAAGGCTTCACAATGAAGCAATTTTGCAAAAATCAACGGTCAAGATCCAAAAAAGGCGAACGAAAAAACGAATCTATCCTTCGTGAAATCGAAGAAGACGAGTTGAGAGTCCTTGAAGATGTTTTAGACGACCTTGATCCGGCAAATTTACCTTTAAATGACCTTTTTAGCGGTAAAATGCGAGTTGTTATACCGTTTCCAACCATTGATACTGGTTCAAAGCTTGGAATATTCGCAGAATTCTTTAGATCTCAAGAATATGAAGTAGATTGGGAAAAAGGTATGGTGTATGCTGAACGAGATCTGAGTACATCCGATGATTTTCTTGATATGTTGGCGGGCGGACCTGAGCCAAAGAAGAAAACCAAGAAGATTCAGATGAAAATCGGTAAACTTTTCTCTAAAATAGTCGATTTAAGCAAAAGAAAAGAGGCATTATACCAAAAAGTGTATAAACACATGGATAATGCTAACTATAAGCTAGCAGATGGTAGGGGTATCGATACACCAAACCGAGTTACCCAAAAAATGCTCCGTGCTGCACTTGATGAGAAAGAATTGGAGAATTTAGAGAGAATTAACTCTCAATTGTACTTATATGTCGTAAATCCGGGTGTAGCGGGTCCAGCAGGCTACAATATGACTGATTTAGCCACTGAATACGGCGAATATTGGAAAAAGAACGCCGGATTTATCAAAAAAGAGATAAATAACATCGATAATGACAAATTTTCAATTATTATCACTCGACACCCGATAGATGTGCTCAGAATGAGCGATTTTGACCAGATTACATCGTGTCATTCCCCTGCTAGCCGTACAAGTGCCTATCAATCGTATTATAAGTGTGCTGTAGCCGAGGCTCAAGGTCACGGAGCGGTAGCATATGTAGTAGAGACAGAAGAGCTTCTGAGTGCCACTGACACAGGGAATATAAACAGTGCAGAACAAGAGATTCAAGAGGGTGAAATATTTGCTGATGACAAAAGACCATTTACAGGTGATTTAAATCCACTTTCTAGAACTAGAATTCGACATGTTCGTTATTATGACACTGACACACCAAAACGATACGATGATGGGCAAGATGTCGGTATGCCAGAAAAAAGAATCTACGGTGCTGACATCCCCGGTATAGCAGATACAGTCACAGACTGGGCAAGAACTACTCAAGAAGAAGTTATTCAAAATATGCCAAGAGAAGATGGCAAGATTAACTTAA